GTTATCTGGAACCGAGCCCGGAACAAACTCACGCTTACCCCAGGCGCTCGCTTTCATTAACTTGGCCATGTATATTCTCCACTAACTTCTCTGGCTGCACCCAGAGTAAGAATTAAGAAACTTTTATGACAGCGAATGCCATTAAAACTTCTAATGTAAATCTTCTATAAAACTTAACAAATCCACAATAAAAAACGTATAGTAAAACAGATGTGCTAATTAGCGCCAAAACGCTGTAATAAAGATAATTGTCTGTGAAAATATTATAAAAAACAGCATATACGGATATCCAAAACATAATAGTCATCACGAAGCATATATTTCTACAAAAACCATATAGAGCAACGTAGTTTTGAATTTTTCCTTGGTGGTGCGAGGCATGTTCGTAGGTATAATGATAAGCGAGCCTAAATAAATCACCATCCAAACCTTTTATATTTGAAAGTTGATTTTGAGCGACATTCAAATCTGTAGTGAATCTTTTTTCGATTTTATCCCAAAGGGTGGTTGCTAACTTCTCCGGAAGATCCCTTGAATATAATAATTTACATGTGATAAAGTCTAAGGTAACAACAGGGAATAAAAATAATTCAATGATTATGTATTTTATTTTTTTGCTGAGAGTGTCTTTTTTATTTGATTTATAGTTGTTGTTTATATTAGAGAATAAATAAATGGAAGGGTACTCTAATGTTTCGTTCATGTATTTCTCAATAAAAAACGCGGAAGCAATAGCGACAAAGTGCCCTAAGATATATGCTGCGGAAATTAAAGATGCATAATCTAAAATACTAATGATATTTGCTTGGTTCTTAAGGAATTTTGCAAGTTGCAATATCATATCCCAGTCCAGAGCTACTCCACAAAAATATAAAAGATATAAGAAAACTCCTCCCGGAATCAAATAGCCCAGGAAATCGTAAAGTGAAAATGGGTTTTGGCTCATCTTTAACCTCTAAAAGTTTGAGAATATATTGAATAGGACCGCTTTTTGATACTAATGGGTATCAAATAAATTATGTATCTAAATAAGATATAGTTTGCATGCATTTTTATTAACACCTACTCAAAGTAATAGTTTCACTCTTAAATGACGACTGTACCCGCCAGTGGCTTGCTTCTTTATAGAACATAAATGCACACCTTTTGATCAGTGATGCTCTTCTGTGTTGCGTAAATCTTGGCTGTTCCGCAATTTAGTAAGAGACATCATAAAACCCCTGAAAATGTTCCTGTTAGGTACATTATGTATCCCTTTGGTGCTTTGTCAACGCAAAAAAAAGCTCGCCGAAGCGAGCTTTGATTAAAAAGTAGATTATTTGAAGTAACGTCTTGGTTTACCAGAGAAAATGACGGTTCCGATTATTGAGCAATTCCCATCGATTCTGAGATATTGATCTGGCCAACTCTTGTTTAACGCTTTCAGATATTTTTGCGAACCATCTTCAACAAGACGCTTGAAGGTGGTTTCACCACTTTCGTGCATTAAGGCAATGACATCATCACCGTGCACCGGTACGACTTCAGGATCCACAAAAATCATGTCACCAGGACGGTATTCTTCGATCATCGAGTCACCGATAACACGGAGTATATAAGTCATCGGCCCGCAGGGAACGGGGCAAGGAAACGTCTCTGCTGTGCTCAAATCAACCTCTGAATATCCTATTTCAGTCCATGCGCCAGCTTGTACCCAAGAGATTACGGGCACTAATTGGAATTCAACCTCTGTTTTAAAAACGTCTGTAGTGGGCGCAACATTGGTGGTCTGATGCTCTTGGTCCAGCCATCCCATAGGTAGCTGAAAGCATTTTTCAATATGGCGTGCGAGATCATCCCCAATCCGTTTTGAAGGATTGCGGCCGATTATTCGACTTATCTGGGTCGCTTCTCGATCAAGCATAGTAGCGAATGACTTATTGCCGCCAACGCTATCACGCAGTGTCCGCGCGTTATCCCGCCTGATTTCATCAATGGTTTTCATGCCCAATATTAAACCGTGTGTACCCGTAAGGTACAAGGTTCTTGCAGGTACATCTTTTTCGTGCATAATGTATCTCGGAGGTACACTATGAAAGATTACTGGAACACCCTTTCTGCCACGCAAAAAGCCGAACTGGCTAAAAAAGTTGGAAGCAGTACCGGATATCTCAGGCTCGTTTTTAAGGGGCACAAAAAAGCTGGCTTTCAGCTGTGCCAGAAGCTTGAAGAAGAAACGGCAGGCGCTATCTCGAAAAACGAATTGCGCCCAGACATTTACCCAAACTCACAACTTGCAAGCAACGATAACAGCAGGGCGTGAAAAATCTAACTACCACAGGAAAAGCCAAATGGTAGACAGCATAAAAGCAGCAATAAGCGCGATGTGTAAGGCGCATCCCGCCGGTCGTCTCGGGATGGCTGCCGATCTCGGCATGAGCATCGACACCTTTCATAACCACATGTACCAGAAATGCGGCAGCCGCTTCTTCACGCTGGCCGAACTGGAGCGCATGGAGGATCTGTCCGGCATTTCGATGCTGGCGGAATACACCGCGGCGCGCGTCGGCAAATTGCTGGTGGACGTACCGAAGCCGGAAAGCATGGACAACGTGGACCTGTTCGCGATCGACATGAAGACCAGCGCGGCGAAAGGCCAGCTGGCGCAGGCGCAGATTGAAGCGGCTGAGGATGGGGTAATTGACCGTCATGAACGCAAAAAGCTCTCAGAGCTGTTTCGCAAGACCATTCGCCACCAGTTCCACGGATTCATGGGATTTATGGCGCTGTATGGGGTTTCAGACCAGGCAGTAGAAGTGTTTATGAGCACCAGAAAAGGTGACGCCCCGAGTGTGCAGCTCGAGGCGTCGGGCGCGTCTTTTCAATAGTGGAGAAACTACGCATGAACAGTTTAACAACACGTTACCGCAGGTCGCAACTTATTGCGCTGCCGGTACCGGGCGGAGCCGGTCCGGTGCAGTACCGGTATGCAGTGAGATTATCAGGCCACTGTGTGCCCGTCAGCTACCAGCTCGCTCAGCAGATGGTAGGGGAGTTTAATCGCCAGGCGGAGGCTTTCGCGTGCAGGAACTCAACAGACGATACCGCGACTGGCGGGGAACTGAAGTCCACGTCACGGGTTACGACCCAGAAAAACGGCAGGTTATCTTCCGGCGCGCTGGTTACCCGCACGACTGCATGCAGCCAGTTGAGCGGTTCCGCGAGAAGTTCAAAAGGGTGGATGCATGAGCGTTAAGTTATCAGCGTACGTGTGGGATGGCTGCGCGAGTGCCGGAATCAAAGGCACGAAACTGCTGATCCTGGCGCGCCTGGCTGATTTCTCCAGCGATGAAGGTATCAGCTGGCCCAGCGTCGACACCATCGCGCGCCAGATTGGCGCCGGTCGCAGCACCGTAATTACCGCAGTTGGTGAGCTTGAGCGTGACGGATGGCTGACCCGTAAAGAACGCCGTCAGGGCCAGCGC